ACTCGGTGACAGACATACAACCACCACCACCCGGACAAACCATTGCTGGACAAACAATAGACGCAGACAGAGCAAGAATAGATCAAAAAGCCAAAGATCAATCTACAAATCCCCCCCATGTTGCCATCAACGCACCAAACATAGACAATTCAGTCTACGCCCCATCTGGTGGTGGCGGCGGTGGCGGCGGCGATAGTCGAATGAATGAGGACGCATTCAACTATTCCAGAGAAGAACGGAAGAGAGGCGAAATATTATAATAAAAACAGAGAGGAAGGCAAAACCTTCCCCTCTGCTGAACCACAACCAGAATCAACGAATTTTAGTCTTCGGAAGCCAATTGTTCAAAGTACGACAACGCATCACTCGCTTCATCATCAGACTTAGAAGTATCTGATGCAGACTCTTCTGTTGTGGGAGAAATGTCTTCTACGGTTTCTTGTGTTTGCTGAGAGGGAGCAGAAGCACGAATGTCTTCTCCCAATACACTATAAAGATGCTTCTTCAAATCCTCATAACTCTTGAAGTTAGCAGGATCAACGAATTCCGTAAGAGAATATTGCTGCTTCCAAACCTCTTCCAACTTCTCATCGTCATCAAAAAGAGCAGAAGATGATTCAAACTCACTCTTATCATAATTGATAAAGCCAGCAACCTTCCGAACCTTCAACTTGAAATTTGCACCTTCCCAAAAATCAAAGGGGTTGATTGCAACTTCATCCTCAAACTCTGGTTGTGATGCTTCCTTGATCTTCTCAAAAATCTTCTGACCATAACGATACAAGAAAACTTTTCCCTCATTCTGTGGATTTGCTGGATCAGAAACGATATAGATGTTCGAAACATAGTTCGTCTTTCTTCGTCTTGATCGAGCAATGTCCTTATCACTCTCAATACCCGAATTCCAAAGTTTACTATTCAACTCCGAAACCGGATCATTCTCACCGAGAGTAGTTCTAGAATTCTCAATGTACCAACCCCCCGGTCCTTGAAAACCATGAGAAAAATACTTCACAAACGGAGTCTCTTCTCCTGCTTCATCTGATGGGGGAAGAAATCTAATGACCGCATAACCATTACTGGACTTGTCCAACTCTGGTCGCCAAAAACGATCATCTTGATAAGACTTCTTGTCTGTCTTTTCCAACTCCTCTGCAAGTTTGGAAATACTGTTTTTCGAACGCTTCTTGAAATCTGAAAATGACATATACTGTCTCCTTATTTTCATGGGGACTCCCCATGCCTAAAAATATAGTAGGAACTCCCTACTTCTTATACACATTATACGGTATATATGGTCGTTGTCAACTTCTATATCGGTAATTTTGCTGAAACTTTTGGAAGCAAATTTAGATCTCTGCCCTCAATTTCAATCTTTTCAATAATTGGCTTAGATAAATACTTTGCTGCTATTTGTGGCTCAATATTGTTCTTATCGCAAACCCATAAAACGGCTTCAATGTATTCGCCACCATGTTTCTCAATATATGATTCCACTTGTGACGATATATCTTCATTGTTTATAAATAACGGCATAATAAATCCTTATTCAATAAGTGTGATTATATAGGTGTTATACCAACTAGTCAACACAAAATCTTATACATATAGAGAAGAAATATTTACCACTAGGAGTAGAACTGAATGGCTGTAATAATAGGTAACGGACAAACTGGTGACGGAATAATTATTGGTGGTTCAACATATGCCATTTCTTCCGATTGGGGGAGTGCTGGTGGTACTGGATTTACACTTACTCATGTTCAGATAGTCAAAGCGGGGTGGGGTGATAACAACAACACATATAGGACTAGTACTTCAACACCATTCCCCATGAAAATTTATGATGTGAATGGAAGCACAGGCGCAAATGTTATTGATGGTGCTTTACGGATTACTGGTGGAGTAAATGTAAATCAAGCCCTTGAGATTCATGGCGGACAACTAGATGGCTGGAATAAGCCGGTTGTTGGTGGTGTTGTTCAACTGGTGGGACCAACATACGGAAAGAGTGGTCCAACCGCATATGCTCCCGGTCATACAAGAGATTATCATTTCAATCCAATCAAAGTAACAGGATCAATTCAAGGATTATCTGCTGGATATCCTTTGAGTGTTACTTATGGGGGCGGTCAACCCGGAAAAGGTCTTGGAGAAGGACTCATTAGAAGGTTGTATGGTGGACCAATTGGTTACACAGGATTCACTGGATATAATATAATCACTCATGGTGCAGGAACAAACTCAACCGAACTATCAAGAGATGTTGACTATATTGCTGTTCAGGGTGTTTCTGGTGGCTTCGCTCTGGGAGTAACTGCTTCACGCACACAGGGACTAAACACCAGAGATCTTAGATATGATAGAGATGCTGTTGGTATTCATGGTGTTACTGGAGCCAAAGCAATCGAAGTCACTGGCGGTGTACGGATAAATTATGGTCCTGCTGGTGGTAGTTTTGAAATTAGAAGTCTGGCATCCGGTAGAGACAGTGTAGCAATACATGGAGCAGATGGTACTACTGCTGGTATGGTAAAACTCTTACACAGTGATGGTAGTCCAATAGGAAAATCTGCTGATGCACTCAAAGTTGCCATTGATAACGGAACATTTACAGGAACCGTTACACTCAGTACAAATGTATATGTACAAAATGCAACTGGTGGATCTGTCAAAGTACGAGGAATTACAGCAGACGAATTGGTTGTGAAGGGTCCACTTTCAGGCGGCGCACTAGAAGTTGCAAGTCCCAGCGGATTGAATATCCGAAATCTTACTGCAACCGATGTTGTGGGTTTGGGTGGTCAAGCATCCGAAAATCTTGGTAACATTAAATCAGATGTCAATACAACAACTGGTAGACTAGGAAACATTCAAACAAATACTGAAAAGACTGTAGATGCCTTATCAGAAATCAATATGCATGTGGATGCATTCGAAGATAAGGGTACTGTAAGTATTGACAACCCAACTGTCCCATCTGACGGAATTATGTTCAACACTGCTATTCATCGAGTATATCAACCAGATGTATTGATTGCACTAAGCACTGTTGTAGGAACCTCTCCTAAGGTTCTTGATGCAGATACCACTGTGTATAATGGTGTGTATGTATCAGCGGATCCGGGAAATACAAGCAACATTATGGTTGGTAGTGTAAAATTACGACTAAACTCTGCTGCTGGTTATGTTCTTGAACCCGGAGAAAGTATATTCTTACAGATATCCAATCTAAATAAAATCTATGTCAGGGGTATGGATGGAAATCAAACTGTTCGATGCATAGGATCATAAAATGGCATTTAGTCGTGGAAGTCACAGAAGAAAAAAGACATCACCATCCCAAGAGACTAATCCAACCAAAACCTGTCTCCTGAACGAAGGTACTTTTCTTGGATTATTATTCAAGAAAGATGTAAACAACACAAAATCTACTCTTACTACTTTACGAAACAGACCAAATGTTATATTCGCAGAGAAAGATATTATTCTTTTTGATTATAGTTTGTTAGAAGAAACAAACAAAGACCTAGATCAAATACACGCAACTTTCTCTACTCTAACGCCACAAAAAAGCACATTCACTTTATCTAATGCCAGATATGTTCAAGATGACATTAGTATTGATGTCACTATGAATGGAACATATCAATTTCTAAACTTTATAAATGATACCATCATTGTTGCTAAATGGACATCTTCTACGGCTATTGGTAATTATGATAAAGCAAAATGGTCAGGAAAATACTTCCTTGAAACTCCGCAATTCACTGTTGATAAAATATTCTCTTCAAAGAAAATTGATGTTATTGAAAATTTGATACACCAACCAAATTGGTCAGACTGGGGAATAATGGCTGGAGACAAGGTAAGATTCGTCGGAACAAAATATAACGACGAACTTGACGCATTAGTAATCAGCACAGAACTAGATGAAAATATGCTCTCATTGTCTGAAATCAACCAAAATGAAAGTGCTATAGGAACACCAGTCAAAATGCAACTTTGGAGAAATTGTTCCAGTCTAGATGCTGAAGATATTTATGAAACACAAGAACCTACAATAATTCAATCTACGGGAAATAAAAAGGGAAATAAAAAATTCAAGAAGAGGACTATAAGTAATACCTCAAAACAAACTACAGGAAACAGTACTGGTACTGCACGATCCGTTCCCACTCTGCCTCCGCCTTCGGCACCGCCTTCGTCACGCCTGGGTCCGGCTGGCAAAACCACGCCGCTCGGTAGTAATCCTCCCATAGGCTCTTCACAACAGGGGGCCCCCCACAAGTGCGATAGCGATTGCTACGCGTACGGTCGTGACAGCAATCCAGATGGATGTTTCCCAGAAAATTGTAGGTGCTTACGAACAGCATTGTCATCATACAGGGCGGAATTCGCTGAACCCTGCGTGCCTGGATTCCCGACCCTATGCTATCCAGAAGACTTTGATTTTACTTCGCCACCATTTCAAATGATTGATAACGGTGACGGCACTTTCAGCATGGATGCCGCTCGTCATGCCTATTG